GCAGATAGATACCCCCATTTCAAATGAAAATATTACACATCGCTTTGTAAATGGTCATAAGAACGCATCAACCGATAAATCTAGGAATATTATCAGTCTTGTTAATAATATTGACACAAACGGAATAACAAACATAAAAGAGTTGAAATCATTCGACCTATTATATTCAAATAGTTGTCAAGTGCAAAATTTGCCAGATGACAATTTCAATATTATTTGTAATAAAATCATTGAATTTTTAATTATTGATAAAGAAATCGATTATTTACAATTAAGAGACTGCTTGTATGATATTCTAACATATAATTTGGATGCAACCGAATGTGTATGGTATATAATGTCATATTTGATAATGTCTCAACATTTAAAAAGTGCTGATATATCGGATATATGCAGACAAAGTTATCTGTTCTTGAAATATTACAACAATAATTATAGACCGATATATCATTTAGAGAGTATTTTCTATTATATAGCAATAAAGGTGCACTCATATAATGAATTATAAAACTGCTTGTGGACATTTAGAAATAGATGATTCAGATGTTTTAAACGATATATTATTAAAAAAACAGTATCGAAAATTAGCATTAAAGTATCATCCAGATAAGAATGTATTAAAGGACACATCGAACGAGTTTCGTCAAGTAAAGGAATCGTATGATTATTTAATGAAATACGAAGGATATTCGGAACCTGACGTAAATGAGTATTTTGAAGAAAACAAAGATACAGATGAAGATAATCAAAGCTACCGAAATCTATTATTTTCGTTTATTAATACGGTTGTTGGAGAAGATAATAGTAATGCAATTTTAATAAGTATATTAAACAAAATTAGCTCATTGTGCCAAGAAAAGGCACTTGATACTCTTAATCGGTTAGACAAATCGACTTTATTCAAGGTGTATGAACTTTCTTTAAAATATCAAGAAGCGTTTCACTACGAAACTGATTTCATTGATAAAATTCGCCTACTATTTATACATAAGTCTAGCTCAGATGAACGAATTTTATTGAATCCGTCTTTAGATGATTTATTCAGTCAGAATTTATATAAACTTGTTGATAATAATAATAATTATTATATCCCTCTTTGGCAAAATGAGGTTATATTCGACTCGTCGGGTGTAAATTTGTATGTAGTATGTGAGCCAAAATTGCCCCCACATATATTGATTGACGAACGAAATAATGTACACGTCAATCTCTCATACCGAATTTCCGAATTATGGGGAAAGGAGTTTATAGATGTATCAGTTGGTCCTAAGATCTTACCTATTCAAATAGATAAGTTGCATTTAAAGAATGACCAAACAGTGAGATATGCAAATATAGGGATCCCGGTTGCAAAAACGAAAGATGTATATGATGTATCCACAATAAGTGATATAATCTTTCATATTCATTTATCCAATACGTAAAAAATAATATACAAATATATATTAATAAATATATATGTGTGGCATAGTCGGATTTATAGGGAAAACAAATTGTAAAGAACTCTTATTGGCCGGTCTTGGTAAACTGCAAAATAGAGGATATGATTCAGTCGGCATTTCGCTAATTAAAGATAATAATATACTAACAACTAAATTTGCGTCTTCTGATATAAACGATTCGTGGTCTGTTCTCAATAATGATATGATTAATAAAGATATAGATTCTCATATTGGTATTGGACATACACGTTGGGCAACACACGGTGCAAAGACTATTAATAATGCTCATCCACATAGTGATAACAAAAATAGAATTAGTCTTGTTCATAACGGTATTATAGAAAATTATATGGATTTAAAAAATGTTCTCAAAAACAAGAATTATGTTTTTCATTCACAAACAGATACTGAAGTGATTGCAGTAATGATAGGTAGTTTTATGGACGAAGGATTGGATATAAACGCGTCAATCAATAGAACCATATCTCTTTTGAAAGGAACGTGGGCATTGTGTATTATATATAATGACGAACCAAGTAGTATGTGGGTGGCTAGAAATGGTTCGCCGCTGTTATTGGGGATAGAAGAAGAGTATGTTATGGTATCAAGTGAAAATATTGGATTTAATAACTGTATAAAAAATTATATTGTTCTCGAAAATGATGATATAATTAAAATAAATATCCGGGGCGAAACAAATACAATTGAATATAATTGTGATATAGAACGCTATAAACGGAATCACCTGGAAATAGAGAGCGGTTTAGAATTAACAGACGAATATCCATATTGGATGATAAAAGAAATCCACGAACAAGTCAGTTGTATAAATAGAGCCACGAACAATGGAGGTAGGATATCGGGAAATACAACCGTAAAATTAGGAGGTTTAGATACTTTCAAACCACAATTAGAATGCATAGAACATTTAATTTTATTAGGTTGTGGAACATCTTTTCACGCTGGTTTGTGGAGTATGAATGAATTCAAACAATATGATATATTTAACACGGTATCCTGCATAGATGGAGCAGAGTTTGATATTTTAGACATACCTAAAACCGGAAAAACAGCTGTTATATTATTATCACAGTCTGGAGAAACAAAAGACTTACATAGGTGTATCGAAATCGCAAAATCATATGATTTGATAACAATAGGAGTGGTAAATGTCCCGGATTCTATGATATCTAGAGAAACGGATTGCGGGGTTTATTTAAATGCAGGTAGAGAACAAGCAGTGGCCTCCACCAAATCCTTTACTAATCAATGTATAGTATTATCATTAATAGCTATTTGGTTTGCACAAGTAAAAGGCACATATATTAATAAGAGACACGCCACAATACAAAATATAATGAAGTTAAGTTCTCAAGTTTCCGCAATAATTGAGAACACTACACCTCAAATAAAAGAAATTGCTAGCAAAATAAGAAAACACTCAATGTTCGTATTAGGAAAAGGCAGCAGTGAAGCAATTGCAAAAGAGGGCGCATTAAAAATTAAAGAAGTCTCTTATGTTCATGCCGAAGGGTATTCTTCGTCTGCCCTCAAGCACGGACCATTCGCACTGATCGAACAAGATACCCCTATTATTATTATAGATGTCAATAAAAAATACCACGACAAATCATTGAATGCTTGTAATGAAACGAAATCACGCGGTGCATTTAATATAATCATTACCGACAACATTGAACCATATGTAAATATAGGAATAGATTATAAACATATTATTAAAATCGAGAACAATGAAACATATAATAGCATAATCGCAAATATTTGTATCCAATTACTTAGTTATTATATGGCGATTGGTCTAGGTTATAACCCAGACTATCCAAGGAATCTCGCGAAGGTAGTGACAGTAGAATAACAGGGTCATTGACATACATAATACTATATGTATGTTAATAAATTAAATTATAATTATAAACTTTTTTTATATTTTTGAGAACATATTATCACGAACAGGTATTTTTTTTGTAATATGGTAGTGTTTCAACACTAATTTACCATTATCATCCATATCAATGACGTAGGCTATTTCACTTGTTCCATATACCTCTTCATATAATTTTACAAGACTTTTATCCGGATAATCGAGAACAAACTTATACATATTTCTACAAATATCGTGAAAGTTCTCGGGTTTTGCAGTTAAGTGTGCATTATCTATATGGTAAATATCGTATAATCCTTTATATATAATTGGGTGTCCAGGAATACAACCTATAAATCCCTGAAAAATACTCCCAGGAAAATAAGTGGAATTTACTGAAAAATATTCAAAATTTTGCACGACATTGTTAATATTCGTTTCAATCATCGCATCTGTATCAAAATAAACACCTCCTTTTACATATAAATAATAATATCGAAATAAGTCTGCTCTATGTTCTCCATAATTGAATGAAAAGAATTTTTGAACTACATTTGGAAATTCTGATATAGGGTGGTCATTAAAAAATTGTATCACTTCTTTATCGTCGAAATGCATATATTCCCACCCCGGCGATAGTTCTTTTATCATATTTACAATATATTCTGGTGGTTTGGTTCTCGATGTCTGGACTATTATACTAGGAATCATATATGCAATAACAATATAATAATTTTATATTGTTATTTTTGAAACTTCTTATTCAACCATTCTTTGTTTTCATCAGCGTCATCATATCCTGTTTTTATCATATCGCGAATATCGAACTGTTTATTTGAAAAAATAGTAGTAAAATCCTCAATCGAAACATTGGGATCATCTAATTTTTGTTCAACACTTCGATTACCTTTCCATATACTTGGAGTCAAATGAATATCAGCATACCTATAATTTATGTATGGATATTCACTAAACCCACCGTCAAATGTCAGCAAACCCCTATATTTATGACATAGACCACCGGTAATAAAGGGTATATGAGAACTTGCGGTGCAACATTCAACTGCATCATTCAATGTTGTAAACCCGCTATATATATATGTCTTTAATCTGAAATTTTCAACAACAGTAGTCCCTATAATAAGTTTATCTAATTCAAAATCGTCATCTGAATACCTAGATAATATACGTTTTTTTACAATATGTTCAATATTTAGCAAGCATTGTAAGTCGAATATATCTTCATTCAATACGTGTTGTTCAATATCAGTTATATCGCCTCTATAACATAATATCAGAGCATTCCAAGCACCCGCTGATGCTCCTGAAAAAACATACTCACGTAAATCATAATGTTCTTTGATAAACTTACACAACCCTAACATATAAAACCCATTGAATCCACCGGGTGATAATGTAATTACCTTTTTATTTTGTAAATGATTATGGTTAATGCCAGATACGGTACCAGGTTTTATAAAACTACGACGAATATGATTTAAAAAAGCGACTGTTCTTAGCATATATATAAATATTGTGAAAAGTATAAATCGTTTATGTAGCATATAGTGTATCGTGTTATAATTCTAACCTTCAAATAAAAAATAGCGTTATGCTACTTTTTATTTTTTTTCATATATGATTGGCTTTGTGAATGACTAGTTTTATTTTGATTTGAATGTTTTATGAGTTGTTTTTATTTGATTTAGTTTTAATTATGCGACCACCTTCTTCTTGACCACCTTCTTCTTAGGTGTAGGAACCGGTTCATCTACTGCAGCAGGTGCAGGTGCAGGAGCCTTCTTTACAACCTTCTTCTTAGGTGCAGGCTCTTCCTTTACTTCCTCTGCAGGTGTTGCAATCTCTTCCTCTTCCTCCTCATCGTCATCATCACTATCGATTACTTCAACAGTGGTGGTCTCCTTCTTAGTAGGCTCCATATAATTATCCTCAGTGGCTTCTGCATTAGATGAAGTCTCGAGTGCTGCTTGGTCCTCAAGCGAGAGACTAATATGACACTTGCCGAATACACTCACCACCTCTCTTGGCTTTACTACAACCTGAATTACACGCCAAGTCAGCCCCCAACCCTTTCCACCGAACCATAGACCACCACACTGTAGAACGCAGGCTACATTGCTCAGCTTTGGGACAAAGTCCATAGGTGTCAAATTTTCATTATCAGAAGGGAAGATACGGTTTTGCTGAGTATCGTAAATCTCCAAGTTCCACTTTCCATTATAGCAAGGCACTTTTGCACGAATAGAGGGCGACTTTGAAGTATCGATCTTCTTGGTCAGCTTATCCTTGCTATACTTCAAGAAAGGGAAGAAGTTATGCTTCACCACCTCACGAGACAGGCCTTCTCCTTCATTAAACCAAGCATCACTATACTTGACTGCATCGTCCAAAATCTGATTCTCAAAATCCTTAAGCTTAGACAAGAATGCATCTGTTCCGTCCGTCTTATAATCCTCATTGGGGAAATTAAGAGACATACTGAACTTACCATCAGATTCACCCTTGTCATCAATGAAATCAGAAATGCCCCAAGTCATCATAAGAGGAGTTGAAATACTTAGACCACGATTGGTTTGGGTGCTAATAATGGAGATGGACTTTCCACCACGATCATTGACCTTGGGTTGCATATAACGAATATTGGAAGTCTCCCATTCGGCAGAGTTCAATACGATAGGAGTAGGCTTTGACATTTTGATTATAATCTATAACTATTATACTATATATAAGGGGCGATTCTTTAAATCAATTTTATTATTGTATTACGAGAATAGGTGTGGAATATTGTAAAAGTATATATTTTTACGCGTTCTCCTCGATAATATATATAAATAATAAAAATATAGATATATATATATTTAAAATATAGATATATATAAAATATTGAACATGAAAAAAAAAGATTGCAAAAATAAAACAGACGATTTTGTCTTGACATATGACAATTATTCTTCTTTGGATAAACCGTTGCAAAAAATAAAACAACCTATTTTGAAAGCAGCGTGTAAAAAATATAAATTAAAAATATCAGGGAACAAAGATGTTCTGATAGAAAGACTAAGAACTTTATTCGATAAGATACGAAAAATCATCATCGTTCAGTCTATTTTACGAAGAAAGCAGTGTTATATTTATATATTTGGTAGGGGACCAGCGATTAATAATAGAGAGTTGTGTAATAATAACACAGATTTTATTACATTAGAACCGATAAACGAGATAGAATTCAAAGACTTTTATAGTTATAAGGATACTCAAGGATTTGTGTATGGATTTAATCTATCTTCTTTACTATCGTTGATAAAAACGAAGAAGAATATAATCAACCCTTATAACCGTACTGCAATATCAAAAGACCAACAACACGAAATTATCAAGTTATATAATAATACATTTATAATAAATCAAGACTTCAGAAAGGAAAATAATTTTCATAGGACATCTCAAAAACCTGCTGATAGAAATTCCAATTATAGACCTAGAGTTATACCGCGAATAAACAATAATACACCTAGAGTTATACCGCGAATAAGCACTGTAGATAATTACAATCCAACTATTAGTCGTAATTTATTATTAACTGAAGATTTGACAGAACGAATAGACGTTTTAAATACTGTCCGCGGCCGCACGTATCAAGAGAGGACCCAAAATGTTTTTATAGAAATGGACACTTTAGGAAATTACACTAACCTGTCGTGGTTTACATCATTGACCCATCTGCAATATGTCCGTTTATATCGGTGTTTATTCGACATATGGATGTATAGAGCTCAACTGTCATATGAAATAAAGCGACAAATATGTCCATTTTATGACTTATTCGACGGCATTTTCCCAAGACACGTGTACTACGATAGTATTACGAACGAACAAATAAAACAAGGTTGTTTAATTGTAATCGAGAATTTGGTATATTCGTCGGCTGATATTGAATATCGTAAAATAGGCACATTACACGCACTTACTGCTTTGACTATGGTAAATCCGAATGCGAGAATAGCAATGCCTTGGTTATATGATTCGGTTGCGTATTAATTATAAGTGTTAGACTGGATAGACGGTGCAATTATTTAGCAATATATAATTTATATATTTATAGAGTTAAAATACTTAAAAAGCTAACCTATTAATATGTATATCAGCTAGAATGGTAAGAACTACAAAGACACCCACTACAACTAATACCCCTGCTAAGGCAAAGAAGACCGCTGCTCCCGCAGTCGTAGCGAAGGTCGAGGCTGCACCGGTCGAGGCTGCTGCTCCTACCAATGAGTTGGTAGCTGCTGCCCCCGTCGTAAAGGATTCTATCGATCTTGTTTCCCAGAGAATGACCGAGTTCAGTGCCAAGATTCAACAGATGATGGGACTCTTCTCTACTGTCAAGAGCGACTTCAAGACACTAGAGAAGGCCGTTGCTCGCGAGATGAAGGCTGCCCAGAAGGCTACCGCAAAGAAGCGTCAGAACAGCGGAAACCGTAAGCCTTCTGGCTTTGTCAAGCCCGCTCGCATCAGTGATGAGCTCGCTAACTTCCTTGGAAAGGAGACCGGAACTGAGATGTCCAGAACCGATGTTAGCAAGGAGATCAATTCTTACATCGTTAAGCACAGTCTTAAGAACGTGAATAACGGTCGCATTATTCACCCTGATGCCAAGCTTACCAAGCTTCTTAAGGTTGGTAAGGACGAGGAGCTAACCTTCTTCAATCTTCAGAAGTATATGAAGCCTCACTTTGCCAAGGCTGGTGAGTTGGTTGCTCCTGCTACTGCTGCTGCTTCTGCTTCTGTCTAAATATGTAAATAAACATATTTTCAAATATAAAAATTATAAAAACATATTTTCAAACATAAAAAGAAAAAGTAAAAATAATACAGAGAAAAAAAATTATAAGAACCCTTATCTAATTGTAAAATATTATTAATGAAATAATATTTTAGTAATAACATCAAACTGATACACACGTGGAAATACCAAATAGATTCTATTTTTTGTTTGTTCTTTTCGGAGTTGCGTTATATTATATGTAATATGGATTATAAGTGGAAGATACTGATTACCAACTAGAAACATAATCATAAACAATATTGCGTTAATGTTGAACTAATATAGAGATTCAAATACTATATTGTTTATATAGTAATGGCTATGGAGAAAAATCAGATTGACTTAAACAAACAGATAAATGATTATGTTGAAACGAATCATCCGGTTGTGTGCATTTTAACACCTTGTTATGGTTCGGTTTGTTTTGTCAACTATATGTGCTGTTTGTTAAAAACAAAGGATCTATTTGCCCATTATAAGATTGAATTAAAACTCGAATTTTGTAAGAACGATAGTTTAGTTTCTCGTGCGAGAAACAACTTGATAGCCAAGGCAATGTCATATACAGACGTCACCCACATAATGTTTATAGACAATGATATAACGTGGGATCCTATCAATATCATCAAGCTGATAATTGCAAATAAACCAATTATAGGTGGTATTTATCCTCTCAAGAAATACAACTGGGATAAAATAACAACGAACCCCAATTTTATCCAAGATAAAATGAAAAAACGAATTGCTTCAAATATGAATGGCGTTTTTGACGACGAATTTTTCATTCAAAATAATCTGTTGAATTATAATGTAAATCATATAGGAAATGAAATCAAAATTGAAAAAAATCTAACTGAAGTAAAACACGTTCCTACTGGATTTATGATGATAAAACGAGGCGTCATTGAAAAAATGTTCGAAGCCTATCCCTCCACAAAATATACAGATGATGTTAATTTTCTAGAACCCGGTGATGAGAAATATACATATGCTCTATTCGATTGTGGAGTAGAAGACGGACATTATTTATCAGAAGACTGGTTATTTTGCAGTCGCTGGAAAAAGATGGGAGGATCTACTTGGATTGATATATCTATTAACTTGTCTCATACTGGAATAGAAGACTTCCACGGAAGTTTTTTATCCAGTTTATTATAGAGTATAAATCCTTCTTTTTGCAGTGATTTATATAATAATTCATAATTAGGCATACCCTTTATAATAATAATATTTTTTACAATATTATTACATTCGTCATCTTTACTATGAAAGAGATTTGTTATAGTGGAAACAATATGTGTATCTATTTCATAATTACTCTGGGTTAGCCAGATTACGAAAGAGATTTTGCTCCCGGTTTCGAGTATATTTTTCTTATATTTATAGAATTCTGTCATAAGAATATTCAAATCTAACACATTGTTGTTGTAATCGGTGCCTGATAAAATCATTACTTCACAAAATTCGTCGTATGTCATATTTAGCTCGCTAAATACGTTTGTTGTGTTATATTCAATAACTGTATGATGCAATAGACTGATATTTCGGAGTATATTTGGACAATTATACATAAACATATCAGTATCGTCGCTCAAGCAATAGTCTGCTTTGTTTGACTTTACTAGTTGAGCACATATTCCATCTGCTTCGCCATCACAACTAATATATTGCACTCCATAATGGTCCATCAGTGATTTTACCTTACAAATATCCGCGTCTTTTATAGATACAATGCTTCGTTTTAATCGCTGTAATTCTGAAGAATATTTTGTTAAATTATTTCCATTATCAATCAAAGATAATAATTCAGCGTATCTCTCCTTCGCCTGTTTGCGGTCGCAACGTCTTTGTAATATGGTATCGTTTTTTTCTTGAGGAGGCTTGCCGTCAAATACAAAAATGGGGGTAATATCATAATTTTTAAACACTGATATAAGTAAATACATATTTTCAACAAGTGCATCTTCGCTTAGAAATTTATATAAATAGATTGATGTATCAATCACTATTTTTTTATTTTTATATTTACTCAAATGAGTATGTTGTATCGATTTTTCTGTACAATTAGATTTAAGATAGCTGTTTAAATATTTCACGCCCATTTTACTTTTATTATTTACTTATGATATTTGCCCAAACAATAATAGATATTTTGTTCATCAATTTTTATAGGCTATAAATATATATTTACATTCTATCATGGTTGATACTTCTTATAATAAATTATTATTGAAGTTATATAACGATGTCAATAAATATGCAAAGAAATGGAAAAATCAACAGACTGCGCAAGATATTGTATTTAAACCGTTTTCAAACGCTGAACTCGAACTTGTTCCCAATATACGTTATTACGACGATATCATTTTAGAAAAAATTAAGTCATACAATAAAGATATATTTACTTATTCATTTCAAACTGCGAAACGAAACATACAAATACATTTTATAACTACTACAGATAACGATAAAGACCCACTTCAAATAAAACACTCTCTAAAAAACATATATATATGGCTACATATGATTGAAGAATTTACAGATATACAATGTTCTCAAAAACTCAATATTTATTTATTTCAAACACCACTTTTCAAACTAATGCCGGAATATGTTGGTGATGTTATTTCTACTCAACATGCAAATTCCGCATTCACATTCTCGTGTTCTACTGCTAACAATATTCATATTTTCAGAAAAGAAGAATGGTTCAAAGTGTTTATTCACGAGTGTTTCCATAATCTAGGGCTTGATTTTTCAAAAATAGACAATGGTTTTAGTGATAAACATATATCCGGGTTGTTTCCTTTACAAATAGATTTTCGCTTGTATGAAAGTTATTGTGAATCGTGGGCATTGCTTATAAATAGTGTTTTTTGTTGCTATAATCGTAATCCGACACAAAATTCTTCAAATGTTCTCGAAAATATATATTCTGTTATACACCAAGAGCGAGAGTTCTCATTGTTTCAGTGTAGTAAGATACTTCATCATTTCGGTATATCGTATCCTGACCTATATTCCATTAATGAAGGTGCGTCCTTTGCTAGATTGAACAAATATAAAGAAGATACGCCCATTCTGTCTTATTTTGTTATAAAAACGATAATTGTTCTCCATTATCCTGAATTTATTCAATGGTGTATATCAAATAATGAGAACCCATTCAAATTTATGACAAAAGAAGATAAAAAAACATACGATAAAATAATTTCATTCGTAGAGTTTATAAAAACGATTTATCAATCAAATATAGTTGTGAATTCTATGAAAACTGCAGAAACGAATTATACAGAACTGCGCAAGAAACAAAATTTGAATGATATATATAACATTGTTAATTTACGTATGTCAAAAAACGACCTATAAAAAATATAACAGCATATGCCATTATATTTTTTATTTTTGTTGTATTGTTTTTGTTGTATTGTTTTTTATTTATATATTTACATCAAATCCTCCATCTTCAAAGGTCCTCCATCATTGGGTTCAGGATAAATGGTAGCGTTTAAGATGTCGTTTGTCCTATCATCTGCGCGTTGATACAACTCACTGTCGTTGTTTTCAATATTACTCGTAGTATTCATTAACTTTCGAATAATTTCATCTTTCTC